GCTGTATTAACTGTTGAGTTAACATTTGCAGTCAAACTATCTCCTGCAATTGCTACAGTTGCTGTATTTGTTTCAAGCAATGTAAGTGTTGCAGACTTATTAGCCGTTGATGGCTGTGAGAACATTGCAGAAAGGACTGTTGCTGTATCTGCTGATGTTTCTGAAATATATGACAATGAAACTACTGCTGTTGCAGTTTCACCTACGATAATTGAGTCTGTAGCAGAGTCAATTGTCAAGGTTGGTGCAATTACAGCAGCACTTGTCGGAAGTGCTGACATAACGCCAAAGGACATTGCTGCAGCGAGTCCTAGGGCAATTTTCTTAAATGAATTCATTTTTCTCCTTGTTAGTTTTTATAATAAATTGAAATTACCAAGATAGTCCCGAATTTCTTCAGGCATTTTCTTGTTATCCAATTCTACCATACGTTGCTCATGCTCCGCAAGTCTTTGAGCAGATCTAGACCAAGTATGAACATCAATCTCTATATTAGTATTCTTTGGGGTATGAGATAAAGCCCCAAATACTGCGCCTGTAACGGCATCTGATAAGTCTTTAGATTTTTTACGTGGGTGATCTACTTTCTTATCGTTAATAATTTTAAGTTCAGACATTTCATCAAGCAATAATGGAATATGTGGCATAGCGACACGCTCTTCATATATCATCATTGCAAGATCTTCATAGTGTTTTTTGCCAACAGAAACAGTATCAGTTCTTATTCCTACCGCCTGCAGTTCTTGTTGAATGTCAAATGATTGCCAACGGTCAAACGTAACCATTCCAAGATTAAATCCTTGTCTACGAAGGTTTTGAATCCATTGCTTGACATCCGAAAGATTTACTGGACCTTCAACCTTTGGCTCCCACCAAACCACAGCATCAACGATAATTATTGGAGCAACCTGTTCATAATCTTTTACAACTTGAAGATTTACCCACTTGTCAACATGTGCAATTGCTACTGCACACTTATCGTGTTTTTGTGCAAGGTCAGCATGTACATAATAAATTTTATCTGGGTCTGGCACAAAAGACTCATCAAATCTTTTATTGCTATCAATTGGATTTCTAAGTGTCATACATTTTTCAAGTTTATCTTTTTGTTTAAAGAATGCATCAGAAGCAAATGTTGGCACACAAGCAAAACGCTGCATGGCATCTCCCATGTCTGTAAAAAATGCAAGTTTAAAGTCATCAATCTTACGGGTTGGGTTTACTACCCAAGTTGGCCTTTTTAATGCAAAAACTCCTGGATATTTATAGGCAATGATTTGATCTTCGTCCCAGCCAATGTCTAAGTAATTGCCTTCAAGTTCATCTGGAAAATCTGGGTTCATAATAAAACGATGAGTTTTTGTAATTGTTTCTTTTTCCATTATTGAATCTTCATATTTTTGTGAAATAAAGTCACCTGGAAAACGAGGAAATGAAAGCAATGCTACCTTGCCAAGATCAGGAAAACGAGAGTCTACCGAAGCACGGAAGGCTTTATATATGTTATCTGCAGTCTTTCCTTGATCATTTCCAGTTCCTACCTCAGTTGCAAAACCAGAAATTTCATCAAGAACTGCAAGAATCAAGTTCAAACCTTCGTGTGATTCTCTTTCTGAGTGACCAGAATAAACTGTTATGGCTTTGTCAAACTCAATAGATTCTGCCTTAGCATTATACTTTCCTGCAAACCATTCAGACTTTTCAATCTTAGTCTTAAACCCTTTAAAGAAAACGTTCTTGGCTTGTTGAGCGTTAATAGCAACGTTAATAATATCAATGGCATCTCCAGCAGGCTTACCAAAATATCTAGCAGGGTCTTTTAAGCATAACAATTTGTAGACTATGTATGCACATGCCACAGTAGATGTAAAGTCTTTTCCAGATCCCTTGCCGAGTTGAAGAATAACTTCATTCTTTGTATACTTTTTGTAGTAACGATGGCCTTCTTCTGCCCCCAAAATATCTACAAGATCTTCTTCTCTATAAATTTGACTCATTGCTTCAACAATGTCATATTGAACATCGGATAGTGGTGGTTGATTTAAATATGCTTCACCTTCAACAAATGTCTTTGCATCTACAGGCATTTCTTCAAAGTTATTATTTTTAAGTGCCTCAAAAAAATCATTGAACATTGTGGACAATTGTAATCACTTCTCCATCTTTTGCAACAGACGAAAGCCTGTGCATAATTAAGTCACGAATTTCTGGATGTTCTGAAGCAATATCCCTAAGAATTGCCACTAAGGTTTCTTGACGTTTTTCAATCTCAACCATCTCTTCTGCAAGTTCTTTATTCTCAAGAAGGCCTGCTTTTTGAAGCATATCAATTCTTGCTTTTTCAATGTCAACAACAAGTTTAATTGCTTGAGTCTTTGCGCTAAGATTATTTGTCATTGATGCTTCATCAATAACCTCATATGATTTTGTGATTAATTTTCCATAGTGTGCGTCCATTGCTGCTAGTGCTTCTTTTGCACGAGCACGAATAGCATCATTGGCAGATGCCATAACTTTCCACTCATTGATAAGTTCAACAACACGAGTTCTTGGAATAGTTAATTCTTTAGAAATTTTAGTTGGGTCTGAACCTTTGAGGTACTCTGCAACGACTTGATTTACCTGATCAAGATGTTTAACTAAATCTTCTTCAGTTGACAATGTATTTTCCCTCTAGTCTATTGATTTCATCTTTAATATAAAAAATTGCCTTCTCTAAATCTTGAATAGTTTTTTCCTCATCTTTAAGTCCCGCTCTCCAAAGATACTTAAATGCATTTCCAATATTAAAATTTCTATGGCGAGTAATCTGAATACACTCAACTCCAGAAGGATCTGTTGTATAGTGAAGTGGATGGTTAACTTGGTCAACCGTAATGTTTAATCCTTTACTCATCTTCATCATTCTCCCAATCAAAAGCCTCTGGTAAACCTCTTAATGCTGTAAGTACATAAGTTATACCAACGGCACCTGCAACGCCTAAACCAATTAAAACTTTTTGTGCTTTATTCATCGTCGTGACTTCCTTAATCCAAATTTAGCAAGATAAACATAAATTGTTTCTACACTTGCTCCACACTCAGAAGCAATTTCTTGAGGTGTTTTCTTATCAAGAACAAACCTTTTCTTGAGCCAAACCTCATTTGTATAAAGTTTATTTGACATTATATTACCAACTTCCATTGCATGACCGTAGGACCTTGGTCAATCATCTCAAACATTCGTTCTCTAAAGTCTTGCTCCATGTAATGATACATTTCAGGGTTAACCTCTTTAAGTTTATCTGTTATAGAGTATATCATTTCTCCAGTATTTTTGTCAATCCCGCTGACTTCTACTGCCCCTTGCAAAATCAAGTGCTCAAGCATAACTTCTGACTTCAAATTAAAAGAATGACTCACGATATAGCCTTATCCCAGTTGCTAATTGCCCAATGACCAATACCGCAGGCATCTGCAACGTCATTATCTGTAATAGTTTTATCATATATAGTATTTATAAACTTAACAGTTCTTTCTTTTCGCAAATTTCTTTCATACGATTTATACCAAGAAACAGATTTTCCAGGATGTTGTGCACGAATATAAAGTTGTTCATCTTTAGAAATTTTCTTATTTCCAATATAGTTTTGCCAAGTAATAGGAGAAACCTTTCCAACTGTGTCTATTCCAGCAAGACCAGCAGCGCCAAGTAATGCGCCCTGAACTAAAGCAAGATCAGCAGCAGTCTTAGGGCTGTTCATAAACACCGTATGCTCAATTACAATAGCATCAATCATGTTAAATTGATCAAACAAACCTTTAGTTTTCTTACAAGCATCTATTACTTTTTGATAAATATCATTTCCCTGAAAATTAATTTTTCCAACAGTGCCAAGATTTTTAAAAGAATAAAAGGCAAAAGCAAGGCTATTTGTGCTTGCATCAATTGCACAAATATTGTTTGGTTGCACTGAGCCACCCCACTTAGTCTTGTTCATAGTCTATAAACCCCTTTAACTCTTTTAACATTTTATCTACTGCTTTTTTACTTACATTGCAATTTGAACAAAATCCAGAATCGTTATAGATTGATAGGTCAACTCCACAACCACCTAAACATTTTCTAACTTTACCTATTCTTTTTTGTCTACGAGTTATTTGATAACGCTCTGCAATTTTTTCTTTTGTAGCCTCATCTCTGCAACTTTCGCTGCAATAAATTTGATAAGATACTTTTGGTGTAAAATTATTATCACACCGACTACAAAGTTTCACTCAATTCCTCCAGAGAAGCAATCTTAATACTTCCATCTCCAGCATCAGCACATGCTGCTTTTACTGGACATGTTTTACAGATCTTAGAGTTTCCACGATAATTTTTTGTTGGTATTGTTTGATCTACCCAAGCCTTACGAACTTCACGCATCCAATTAAATGCATAATCAATCCATTGACGATAACCATCATTAACCTCTACTGGGATAATTAGTAAATCGTGATTATTTTTATTTTCATATATAAGTGCACCCTTTTGCTTTCCCAAAATTTTCATGTAAATAAGCAATTGAATTAGGTGTGCACCCTTTGGCTTGTTTGTTTTCTTTCTATACTCAAAGGCTTCACTCATCATTGTTTTAATTTCGCCAACAATTTCTTCGCCTTCCCAATTAAGCATTACGTCTCCATAACCAAAAATTGGTGGATCATTAGCAATAACCTTAAACTCTGTTGTTTTTTCTCCCTTATCATTTATATAAGGAACAGCAATTCCAGAATCTAACATTGCGCTTTGTATTCTATCGTGACTCATTGTTCCAGAACTCATATTGGCAACACCGTATGAATCTGTGTAGTCATCAAATATATTTCCATTAAATGCTAAATACCAATACCGTGGACATTGACCATGCTGGTAAGCAATTGTAGATGGAGCAAATGTTTTCTTTACCGTCATCTTTGGACCACGATTAACCGTGTACCCAGACTTAATTTTTTCAACCATATCTTCTGCATTAAATATAATATTTTGCTTAGTCATGGCATTTTTCTTTTCTGACTCTTTTAACATAACCTGCTGTAGTAAACTTTTTGTCATTTTTATTCCCTTTGTTTATATAAGTATAGCAGGTTAGCGCATTATATACTTGAGTGCTGATACCAAGTTATTTATAGATTCCGCTGCTGTGTAGTAAATATTTTTCTTTGCACGATCATTCTTGTCTACATTGGCCATCCAAGTAGCCTTAAAAGCCATTTTTGCTGCAATAGCCTGTAGCCTTACTATTTCAATACTGGCAACTTGAGTAGGAATATCAGGTTTAATAATTACCTTTGCAATAAAAGTCAGTGCGGTAGTAAGTTCTTCATCTTGCATGTAATCTGCAATTTCTGTTAAGCCATTTACCATCTCCAATGTTGTTTTTGCTGGTTCTATTTGTTCAGACATTTTGTTCCCCTAACCATTTTTCTATATTTATTGTAGCACTCCAACCAAGAATTTTTTTTGCTTTTTCGGTGTTTGCTAATGTTTCACGCATCTCCCCAGTTCTTTGTGGCACATTTACAAATGGATGATTATACATTTTAGCAATTTCATTTACAGAGTAACTAACTCCAGAACCTATATTAAAAACTGTTCCCATGTATTCTTTGTCTATGTTTGCAGTTGATGCCAATATATTAGCATTAACTATATCTAACACATTGACAAAATCCCTACGCTGTTCACCATCCCCAACAATTGTTAGTAAGTCTCCTTCAGATTTTTGCCTTCCAAAAATTCCCATAACTGGAGCATATTGACCACGCACTGGTTGATTATTTCCATAAACATTAAAATATCTAAAAATAATAGTTTGTAATCCAAAAAGGTCTGTATACATTTTACAAAGTTTTTCTCCATTAACCTTTGATACAGAGTATGGATTTAAACAGTCGTCATTTTGTGACTCTATGTTTGGAATATTATTTCTGCCGTAGGCTGCGGATGTTGAAGAATACATAACTCTTTTTACTCCTGCCTCACGAGAACATTGAAGTACAACATTTGTTCCAAGTGTATTAGTCATTGTCGCTTTTACTGGATTGTTTATTGTTGGTTGTATTCTTGCTTCTGCTGCCAAATGAAACACATAATCAACACCATCGTATAGTTCTCTTGTGCTTAAATAATCACAAATATCTTTTTTATAATTTTTTGCTTTTATGTTCCAGTAGGGTCTTTCATGTGCATCTGATGATTCATTATCAATCACGACAACATCATGACCAAGTTCAATTAATTTGTTTACAATGTTTGATCCAATAAAACCTGCACCACCAGTTACTAATGATTTCATTTTTCCTCCAACAACTGTTCTAATATTTCTAACTCTATTACAGCAAGACGAACCTTTGAGTCTGCCTCACCTAGCACAATAAAAATTGCTGGATCGTTATGATTTTTTATTGCATCTGTTACAGCCTTTGCCCAAATGTCTTTGTTTATAGTTATACCTTTTGGATATTCTTTAAAATCAACAGTAAAATTTTTCCAAGTAGCATCACCCTTTTTCATATTACGTCCAGAATTTTTATGCTGTTTGGCATTAATTCTTTTTGACTCTGATCTCTCACTCACTTTTAAAGTCTTTCTTTTTCTTTTTTGTAGGTATTAAATTTACTTTAGATAAGTGTTTTTTAGAACACATCCAAGTAGCGTCTCCAGACTCAGGCCATAGCCTTAAGGTTAGTACAACCTCAGAGCAGGTTTTGCAAGGCCATTTGCCTGAATAAACAGAAAAATCTTTAGACATTAATCAACTTACTTCTAAGAGATTCTTGCAAATCAAGGTCTTCCTTGACACGATTAATGAAGCCTTCTCTTCCTTGTACCTTTGTGCCATCTTCAAGTTTATACCAAGCGCCTGTGCGTTCTACGATTCCAGCAAGTTCAGCAGTATCAACAAGATCACCAATACCATCAATACCAATGTTGTCACCCCTGAAATAAAAATCGTATTCACCGCTTTGGAAACCAGCAGATGTTTTAGAAAATTGTAGTTCCCATTTAATTTTGCGACCAATTTTCTCTTCAATTAGTTTATCTCCTACCTGAATCTTTCCTTTAATTGCTTGATTGTCTGACTCTGAAGAAAATAGTTTAATAACTGTAGAGGAATAAAACTTAGTAGCCTGACCACCAGAAGGCTGCTGGCTAGTATACATAGCACTAATGTTATTGCGAGACTGAGAAATAAGAACAAGCAAAGTAGGCTTGACTTTATTGTTAGCGTAATTAAGCATTTTCCAAGCATTACTAAAGTCTCTTGATTCCGCACCAATTTGTTTTGTGTTTTCAAGTTGCTTGAGTTCATCTGTATCCTTCTCAAAATAAATAGCAGGTAGCAGGGATGTAATGCTGTCTACTACAATTATATCAACTCCAGCATTCATAAGGCTTGTACCTACATCCACCATTTCATTAATAGTTCTTGCTTGTGAATAAATAAGTTTTGTTGAATCTACTCCAAGTTTTTCAGCCCATTCTGAATCATATGACATTTCTGCATCAATCCATGCACAAATCTTTCCTTCTTTTTGTGCTTCACCAATCATTTGAAGACACAAAGAGGACTTGGCTGATGATTTTGAACCCCAAATAAGTACTTGACGACCATATGGAAGTCCACCCTTTAATGCCCTATTAAGACCAAAACTAGGCGTTGATGCACATTCAACCTTTTGATTTGTTGCATCACCAAGACGTTTACGAATTCTTGGATCTAACTGTGCTAATACCTCTTCCATTGTTACTGACATTAAAATCGTACCCCATGTTTCTCTGGTCTAGTCTTATTAAATTCTGTTTTTTGTTTTAGAATATAATCAAGTGATTCTCTAGTATACCCTGCCTCAACCATTCCTGCATAAAGGTCTAGTGTGCGAATAATAATATCTGCAAACTCTTTAGCAATCTCTTCTCCACCTTTATCTTTACGAACAGCCTCCATAACCTCAGTTACTTCTGAGACAATCATCATGCACTGCTTTGCAATAAAGATATCATTAACTGCATCATTATCTTCTGGGCTTCCCCAAAATCCTTTTTCTACTGCAATCTTGTGCAGGTCAATTGCTAACTGATCAAACATTTACTACATCCTCCAATATAACTGTTCCGTCTTTAGTTTTACCTAAAGAAACTTTATAAACATTTCCTTCTTCAATTGTCATGTATGCTTTAGAAAATGCTGTAGGAAACACAAGAACTGAATGAAGTTCTCTTCCAGCATCTGCTACTACAAGGTTTGCCATTTTCTTTCCAGCCTTGGTAACTCTAGGCTTAAAAGACACCACAAACTGCTCTTCACCTTTGTATGGCAATTGTTTGTAATTTAAAAATTTAACCAAAGGATCTTTAGATTCTTTAATCTGATCTGCTGGAACTGAGTTAACAATTCTGTTATCACTAACAAGAATTAAATAAGTTTTACCAGTTTCAATGGTTGTATTTTCATCATCAAATATTCCAACACTACCAGTTTTGTCAAGAAATTCAACTCTTGACCAACCCTTACCACGTTTAATTGATTTAATCATTCCAAGCATAACAAATGATCCAGTTTCTTCATAATCTTCTGCTTCTTGGATATAAGCATAATAGTGCTGAGGTACTGGCATATTAAACTCAGGAAGATTTAAATACTCGTATAGATTTTCTTTAATCTCTTGATCATTACGTGGGCTGTCTTCAAATGTTGCTGCACCAATAATTCGTAATGCTTGAAGAGCACGGCTGTTAACTCCGTTTCCTTTAGTAAAAGTAAACTCCTCAAGTTGAGCGTATGACTTAAAAGGTCTAGCATCAATGTATCTTTGAGCAATTTTATCGGAAATAAACTTAATACTTGACAAACCAAAGCGTATACCTTTACCTTCAATCTTAAAGTCAATATCTGACTCGTTAATGTGAGGTAACTTAATGCTGATTCCCATTCTTTTTGCTTCAATAAGGTACTCAGTACGTGCATCTTTATCCTTTTCATTCTTTAATAGTGAATACATAAACTCTAATGGATAATGGTATTTTAACCATGCTGTCCAGTATGACAGTGTTGAATATGCTACTGCGTGAGACTTGTTAAATGAGTACCCTGCGTGAGCCTCAAAGTCATGCCATAAATCTAGGGCTTGGTTTGGCGAAACATATTGCGAAGCACCTTTAATAAATTGATCTTTGAAAACATCAAATTCCTTAGCATCTTTTTTCTTTCCAATGATCTTTCTAACTTTATCTGCTTCCGACATGGACATACCGCCAAGGTGTACGCATGCTTGCATAACTTGTTCCTGGTAAAGAATACAACCATAAGTTTCCTCCGTAAATGTTTTAAGAATCTGATGCTTATAATCTGGATTTTGACGACCATGCTTAATTGCAATATAATCTTTTCCAATTGTATTCATAGCACCAGGACGAACAAGAGCATTAGATGCAGCAAGTTCTTCAAGATTTTTTACACGCATCTTAACAAGAAGATTTGTGTATGGTGCTGCTTCACATTGAAACACACCCTTTGTATAGCCATCTGAAAGCATATTATATACATTGGCATCATCCATGTTTATCTTTAATAGGTCAATCTTTGTTCCTTCACGCTCTTTAATGATATCAATGCAGTCCTTAAGTACCGTTAAAGTTTTAAGGCCCAAAGCATCAATCTTGATAAGTCCAATATTTTCTGCTTCTCCCATATCAACGGCAACAACAGGAATGCGATCATCTTGTCCAGCAACAGAACGTGTTTCCATTGGTGCGTATCTAAAAATTGGATCTTTAGACGTTACAACTCCTGCAGCATGAATTCCTGTTCCCTTGATGCGACCACGAAGTTGTTCTCCGTATATTTCTACTTCTGGATATTTTTCACGAAACCACTGTGCGCTTTTTGACGTGCAGTATTCATCCCAAGTATCAATTTGCTTATTAACCTTGTTTGCATCTGCAAGAGGAATATTTAATACACGAGAAACATCCTTTACAATATTTTTATCTTTAAACTGCATAAATGTTGCAATTGAAGCAACATGGCGATACTGTCTAACTAAATAATCTTTTACTTCGTCACGACGGTTATCTTGGATATCGGAGTCAATATCTGGAAAGTCATTTCTTTCTGGATTAATAAATCGGAAGAACAAAAGCCCATGCTTAATGGGATCAATGTCTGTAATGCCAAGAGCATAACAAAGTAGTGAACCTGCTGCAGACCCACGACCAGGCCCTACCATAATTCCTTCCTTCTTTGCCCAGTTAAGCATGTTACGAACAACAAGGAAGTAAGGTCCAAAATTCTTTTCACCAATAATGGTTAGTTCTTCTTCAAGACGGTCAAGATATTCTTGGTTATTTTCTAGTCCACGCTCAGTTAAACCTTCAATCGCAAGGTTTTTTAACTCTTCCATTGGCTTCTTGTATTGAACTGGAAGTAGGTCAAGCCCAGACTTAATGTCATAGTCTTCAACTTTGTCTGCAATTTCAATAGAACTGATAAACATTTCTTCATCTGTATGACCCTGTTCTGCCATTGCAGACTTCATTTCTTCATATGAAAGAAGGTGAATGTCAAAAGTACGGAAAGACATTTGGCGATCTGCACCATAAAGATAATCTAATCTTTCCATCATGTTATCAACCTTTTTTGATTTTTCAAAGGTTGAATCTTTTAATACTTTACCGTGTGTATTTAATAGGAGCATCATCTCCTGAATTTCTTTTTGACTTGTATCAGAATGGTGACAGTCTGGCGTTACGACTACCTTTACATTAAATGCTTTTGCTAATGCCACAAGTTCATCATTAATGTTTTTTGGATTGTGTGGCATTAACTCAATATAAAAATCATCTTTAAAACGATTCTTAAACCATTGAACTTTTTCTTTTGCAAAAGCATATTCTTCATTCTCAATAGCCTTTGCAATTAATCCACCTTGACAAGCAGATAAAACAATTAATCCATCGCCATACTTATCAAGCACTTCAAAATCAATACGTGGTTTACGATAAAAACCATCTGTCCATGAAATTTCATTTAACTTATTAAGGTTTTCTAAACCTTGTTGGTTCTTGGCAAGAAGAACTATATGGAAGTAGTTAACATCAAGTGGACCTACCCTTTCGGACTTATCCCTTTTATCATGTCTATCTAGTGCCAAATAGCCTTCTATGCCAAGAATAGGTTTGATTCCATTTGCTTTTGCAATACGGTGCAGTTCCCTATGCCCAGATAAAGTACCGTGGTCAGTAATGGCAATTGCTGTCATTCCTAACTCAACTGCACGGTTCACGTATTCTTCT